CTGACTTTTGGAGCAGTAACCGTAAAAGTACTACCGCCAATAGTGACGGACTGTCCTGGTTTAGCACCGGCAGCTAGAGCCGCAGCATTTGGATCTTGAAAAGCCATAATTATCTCACAAGTTATAGATGGTGTTAGCGATAAAAGTTGTTCGTGAAGTTGTTATAGTGTTACTTAATTTAGCTGGATTATAGATTGTCCCATCAGATAAAGTTATAGGTATATTAGGAGGAGAAGATCCAGGATTTGCTAGTAAGAATGAAGCGACAAATAATCCTATAGCAGCTAGCGCTTCAAGATCTTCGTCTTCGGGTGTTTTCTTATAAGCTTCATTTAGTGCTTTCTTCTTCATAGCCAATATAGATTGCTTATGAGTAAAATCATTCATCGAGTCGGCAAAACCACCAGACAGTACTGTCTGGCCAAGATTACTAACAAATGACTGTTTGTTTCCACCGACCCCAGGAAGCAGCGACGACGCAAGTCCCATCAAGCCGCCGATGCTGGCTCCCATGCCTAGTACTTTTGATAGGCCCATGTCTTTTATAGAAGAAGATGTAGAATCTAATAGACCTGCAATAGCCACTCCCGCAGCCGCCCCACTTAAACCTGCACCTATAATACTACTAAAACCGGACGACAACATATCACTGTGGTGTGCGGCTATATGCTCTTGGGCCGATGCATAATTTGGCTCGCCATTTCTTAGTGTATATAAGAAGTCTCCATTCTGTCCTCTCCACTGTATATGCCCAGGATATGGATCTGAACTTGCCGAGTAATATTGCTGCGTGTATAAAGCTGGAGCAACTGATACAATCAAACTAGTAAGCGGTCTAGCAGACCCACTAGTTATTGCTGTAGCTATTGGTATCAAGGGCGGTAGAGGTATCCCACCGTTACTTGCAGCCGAAGATAATAATCCGGCGGCCGCACCCTTTAATAGCGTTGAGTAACTTGAAGAGAGACCACCGACAGCCAGAGCCCCAGACAAAAGACCCATAACAGGCCCCAAACCCATCTTAGAAGCTAATCCACTAAAACCACCTAGTAAAGAGCCCTGTAGCAAATTAGTAATACCAGAGGGGCTTGTCATCTGCATGATGTTTCGTACGGGCAACAAGTTGTCGACAGCATTTTTAAGTACTCTAGAAACGGCCTGTGGATCGACCTGCTTAACATGGTCTAATACATTACCTTTATCTTTGGGATCAAGAGATGCAACCGTCGGTGAGTCTGGCTTATGTAATTTCTTCTTAACATCCTCTGTGATGTTAGATCCTTTTTTATTGGGCGTGGATGCGTCTGGGCCCACTGCCGTTTCATATAACTTTGCTGTAATGGCTGCGCCACCTAAGAACAGCAAGCTATAAGCGTTAAAATCGTTAACAGATCCAGGTTGACTTATCGAAGGCATGCTGCCACCCTTGGCATAGTTTACAGATATAGCACCATCTGTAACTGGACCGTCGTCCGCATCTCCAGCTTTTCCGAGACTTCCCAATATAAGCGGATACTGCTGATCCGAGTCGGCAAACATGCCTATCACATTGGATCCGGGAAGTAAGCCGAGCGGTGACGTTCCTATCCTTCCTATCGCTGCGCTGGTTATAGGCTGGATAGGCATCGCCCAAGGGAGCTGGTCATCAGGAAAGTTACCAACATCATCGTGACGCCCAAATATTCTAACGCGGACTCGGCCGGATAAGTACGGGTCATCTTTAACGTTGACTACCTTTCCTATCCACCAAGTAAAGCTACTTCCTAAATTTGTATCTGTCATGCGCCCTTCTCCAAGTTGCCCTTGATACACTCAACAACACAAGTGTACCTTGGACTCTCACTAGCCAATCCAATCTCATGGTGTATTCTCGATATCAAGAACTTACCTGATAACTGAGAGTCATTATCTTTATTATCCGTCGTACTCGACCTAGTAGGTATGTTCAGTGTCACCACCGCGCCAGGGATTAACTTAAAGTCACCATACGTTCTAAACTTTAAAGAGTTCTGTGCTAAGATAGAAACATAAGCTGACTTATCTTGCGCCGACTCCGCAATTCCAGTAACAGCTCTATCTTTATAATTATCTTGAACTATATGGTGCTGCTTTAAGTTCTTTGCTTTATCAATAAACTTGCTCTTTGCATCGGCGCTAAGCATATTTCCTTGACCACCGGACTTATAGCTATTAAGTGTTGACTCAGTCCGCGTTTTATTATATGTTTGTGTTGTTAAGTCATACTTGATAACGTCTGACGCCGCGCCCTTAAGTATCTCTAGGGCGTTAAAGTGTGACGGCGTCTCAAGTGCAAGTATCTGATTATCGGTCTGCGCCAATATATCCGAGTTGATAGCGTCTGACTGTTGAAAAGTTTTTACAGAGGAGCCTTGAAAAAGCTGCTCTATAGTTGAGAACTTAAATGCCATCTTTCCAGCATCCCGCGTTTCATAAAAAACAAAGAACGATGATTTATTAGATGCAGAGACAGCCCTCTTTCTAATCATGGCCATGGCCTCGTGTGCCGACATACCCCCATTTAAGATAATATTCTGAGTACCCTTTGTATCTTCGACGATGACGTTCTTTTGACTATGGAGCAAGTCTGTGACGACTTGCTTTATTAGATTGGATATCTGAGTGCTGCCGGGTTTTATAGTATAGTTTAAGTGTCCGTGAACCGACTCATCGGATATCATCTTTATCGTGTACATCTTAGACTTCATAGATGCGGTGACACCCTTGTTATTATGATGACTCATGACCGTAAAGCTATATGTTTGCTCTTCACCGCCTGGGACTTGTATCGATAGACTTACGGGCTCGTTTCCTACTAACTGTATAACGCCTATCTGGTCGTCCGTATCAAGAACATTTATATAGCAAACTATGCCTGGTGTAAAGATGCTCTCATATATAGACATACTCATAAAAGAAGTGGTGAGGTCCAAAGTACCGCCCGCCGCTTTTATAGTAAGACTATTTACTTGGACGTCTCCAGGATTACTCATAGTATAGCCGTCATCGCCTTAGATATCTGTGTAGAGAAAGTTCTGTCCAAGACCTTTATGCTTTTCTTAGACTCGTTTGAGGCCCTCTCCATGTCAAATATTGTGACTGCATCCCAGTATACTTCTTCACCTGGGAGTATGTTATTAAATATCGGGGTAGTCGATGTTATCACGGTGTTTGATCCACTGTCCGTTCCATAGATATAGCTGGATCCACTAAGTGTCTCATTGGTATATCCGGATATATGATTGATGGTTATAGAGGATGAATTAGAGAATAAAACTTGTCCTTTTCCAGTACGCGTGATATCATAGTATACAAAGTTAATAGATACAACTTCGTCTTTAACAAACACTAAATTGGTGTCAACGCCATAACTTATAATCGAGTTCGTGTTAAGTGTCCAGTCAGCGTTATATCTGACATAACCTACTATATTATCCATTGGCCCATAAGATGGCTGCCAATATCTATGATGACTCGTCGGCAGTGCGTTGTAGTCAGAGACACTGATCTTCTCTCCAGAGTACCAATTATTAACGTACTTTACTATCTTATTTTGAAGGGTTGATATTTGATTGATCGAAGTTAAGTTATACTTCTTTACTAAGTATGCAAAGAAGACGTCGTCTGACATGTACCAGCCATAGTACGGGTCTATTATATTATTTGACATATATAACAGCCAGTCCATGTACTGATCATTATAGTAAAAGTTAGCTATCTGATCCGGTCTCTCAAAATTTCTTATATCGTATTTGTACCAGATATATGGGTTATTGAATACACTGTCGGCTATCTTAGCGCGCTCAACAATATTGACGGCTGCGTTATTAGCGTACTTTATTAGTGGAAATTTAGCAAAGTATTTTTCGGCCATTATACGTGGTGTCCTGGCATTATATCATTAGCTTGATTTGTTGGTATACCGCCGACAGGTGATATACCTTTACCGGTTATATCACTTCTGGTAAAGAACTCAATCTCTTGTAAACCCACACTGAGAATAACTTGTACAGGCGCGCCGGAGTTATTAAAGAAAGCTGGGCCGCTTGGGGCGAAGTTAACTGTAAAATCTCTAACAACACAGTACTTAAAGTCATAAAGATATCCAGACGGGTATATTGTCACTTTGGCCATGTTTGGGTAAGTTAATAGAGTACCACCGGTACCTGACTTTATATCGGGAAGCATGTTTGACTTGAACTGTGCTATTATATTTTTTAAAGTTTCTGTTTCAGATTGATTTCTAGGTGAGAGAGTCCACTCAAACTGATGAGCTTTAAATGTCGGACTCTGATACATAAAAGTCATGAACGGGTTCTGTGCCACTCCATTAAGCTGATAAAGATTTCCACCTGTATATTTTTCTTGTAAATTTTTAATACCACCTTCTAAAAAGCCGGTTGCGGCTGCTACGCCAGCTTGCGTAGCAGTTGCCCCAAGAGTTTTATTATTATCTTTACCTTGTAGAAAAGATTCTATACCAGCCCCAATAGCAGCGTTTGTAGCCATATTAGACTCTGACCAATTGGACGAAGTTTGATCTCTTAAGTTGGATGGGATAGGCAGTTGAATCCCGCCGGTAGCTATAAGCTGGGCCCTATCAAAAATAGACCTTCTTTGATACTCTTGAAACTGTATATCGATATAGTAGTTTCTTCCAGTAGACTGATTAATTAAGTCGTGAGGAAAAGTAGTGTTGGTTCCAGCCCCGGCAACTTGATTTGCCACAACGTTTGGGTCATTTGCAGAGCTAAATGCATCTGCTATTCTGTCTAGTAGTCCGGACATCTAAACTTACCTTATAAATAGTCTTTGATAGTTTATTTATATGTAAAAAGGTGGATTATAAGTTGGCATACAAAGGATACTTTAAACCAAGAAATCCTGAGAAGTACAAAGGCAATCCGTCCAACATAGTATATAGGTCGGGATGGGAGCTCAAGCTCATGGGTTATCTCGACAGCCATAAAGACGTTATTCAATGGTCGTCTGAGGAGTTCTTTATACCCTATAGATCGCCTATAGATGGAAGGATACATAGGTACTTTCCAGACTTTTATGTAAAGAAGAAGAACGCCGACGGGAAGATAGAGGTGGTGGTTATAGAAGTAAAGCCGGCCGCGCAGACCGTCCCACCCGTTGTCAGTAAAAAATCTAATAAACCTACAAGAAGATTTATAAATGAGGTTCATACGTGGGGAATAAATAGTGCTAAGTGGGAGGCCGCAAAGGCGTTCTGCGAAGATAGAAACTGGACGTTTCAGATATTTACCGAGAAAGAGTTAAACATAAACTTTTAATGGCAAATTACTTTACACAGATAGCGTCGGCCGCGTCGACAGCGGGTATAACCCCAAACCAATCTCAAGAAGCAAGAGATTGGTTTCGCGAATCTGCGAGTCAATTAACTTCGAGAAATGTTAAGCCAGAGAGGCTGATGAACGATAAGAAGAATATTAGAAGTAATATCACTATTAAAGACATCGGCAAGATGTTCATGTTCTTCTATGATCCAAAGCTAAAGAACTCTCTACCCTACTATGATATCTTTCCTCTAGTATTTCCTATAGGATTTAAGAACAACGGGTTCTTAGGTATCAATATGCACTACCTGCCGCCTACACTTAGGGCGCAGCTGATGAACTCACTATACCTAACAATCAATAACGAAAAGTTTGACGACACGACAAAGCTTAGAATCTCGTATGAGATCTTATCAAGCTCGTCTAGATTTAAGTACTTTGCGCCGTGTGTCAAGCACTATCTTTGGGACCACGTGCAGGGCAATAAATACTTGTATGTAGAGCCTAAGAACTGGGACAGTGCACTGATGCTTCCACTTCAAAGATTTAAAAAAGAGATGTCAGGCGTAGTCTACAAAGATTCAAAGAGCAGGGTAAGTTAATGGCGTTCAATATATCTTCTTTCAATTCAAATATTGGAATGTACGGCGTACTACCTACGAGCAAGTTCTACGTGCTGATGTCGCCGTCTCCGACACTTATGGGAACTCTTCAAACTAGGGCCATGATCAACGGCGAGGGTATCGATACCATGGGTCTCGGGAGGCTCATACAGTTTAGGGCAGAGCAGGCCTCTATACCTGGCTTAAGACTTCAGACTAACGACGTTAAGAGATATGGCTTGGGTGTTGTTGAAAAGATGCCATATAATGCGCAGTTCAGCGATACGCAGATATCTTTCATAGCTGACAAGAACGGATCAATATATCGATATCTCTACGTATGGCTTACGTCTATCATAGACTTTGCCGGACAATCCGGTAACTTAAACAACGCAGCATTTACGTCCGAGTACAAAGACAACTACGTGTCTGATATAGACATATACGTATTCGATCAAGAGGGATTCTTAGCTAAGCAGATAACAATGTTCGATGCATTTCCGGTGTCGCTTAATGATATAGGACTTGACTGGGGATCACAAAACTCTTTGATGAAGATAACCGCAACGTTCTCGTTTAGAAGCTGGAAAGTTAACTCGGTCGATATAACAGGAGGTGGCGGCGGTATATCTTTCAATACTCTGATAAGGGCCGTAAGCAGCCCTACAACAGCCGCGTACGTAGTAGGCGACGCCATACAAAATTGGATACTTTCATCCTGATAGCTTGAATAATAATTATAGATAAGTGGAGTATAACATGCTACCTAAAACATCGCACCCTCAGTTTCAGATTACTATCCCGAGCAGTAAGCAGAAGCTAACTTTTAGGCCGTTCTTGGTCAAAGAAGAGAAGCTCTTGCTTATGGCCAAAGACAGTGAAGAAGAAAGTGATAT